AGCGCAATCTCGGACAACCACGGAAACAAATTAACATTTCCCGGATTGATTGGGTAGCTGCGAACAGCATACGTCGTGGATCCATTCACGACCCCAAGCCTCTCCCTCCTCGTATGGATCTTGGTCTCCTGCATTCCAGGTACGTACTCATTGGTGCGCACGTCCTGTCCTTGCAAATCTCTGGGAGCTGTCCCAGAGCCGATTCCGAAGTTCTTAATAGAAAATGGTCCAAGAGATGCGTTTTCCACGCCTAGGTACCATCGTCCAGCCTTGCTCTTCTTCTTCTTGCCCTTCGACTTCTGTCGGGCGCCTCCAACCCTCGGGGCTGGAGCAGGAATTTCTCTTCCTCGTTGTTTCATAATTCTTCATATGGGATACCAGTAAGAAGCCAGCACCCTAGGGCCCGTGGTGTTTCATCCACCGCCTAGTCAAAGCATTTCTGCTCCCGTGCGGGGCCCACAACTTTGTGAACCCCTCTAGTTGGTAGGATCACCATCTGTTACCAGAAGTGATGGCAAGAACCGGGACTGTTCATTGGAGGATCGGTATGAGCCGTGCAGTCTCTTGGCGATTTGGTTCGCATGGACAATTTTACGCGTAGGTGCGCAACCATTTTGGTCAGACGGTGGAACAGGTCAGATGTGGTTTGCTATCAGCGCAGGAGCGAACCCCCGCGTCATCATTAGCAGCGTGTTTTGCACCCACTAAAGCCACACCCGCCCACCGTCATCCTCCAACCCCATGCGTATCGGGACGCCTCCCCTCGGTGCACACGAGCACTCACTTTCCAAGGTGAGTGAGGTCAAACATGTTGACAACATCATCTACTACCGGGTTCTTGCCCCAACTAGGTGTAAACCGCTGATACTCCGCCTCCATGGCTCTCTGCAGGTCGGGCCAGATATCAAATGCCAGCGCAAACGACTCCCGAGCAATTTCACTCGGTTCCGCGAACTTATAATGAAGTCCGCGAGCTAGGAAGTCAAAACCTGTCTCTAGCTGCCGCCGGTCATACCTGCCCTTCAATCGCTCGTACTTTCGCTGATCATCCACAAGGACACCCCGCCCCATCATGGAGTAGTAGTGTCCGAGAACAGGCAGATCTCCAGCCAAGGATAGCCCGCACTCGGCGATGGCCATCCTCTGGTAGTTCCACTCAGTCTCATT